CATTGGGAGCCTTTGTCCATCGGTCAATGTAGGCATCAGGCATATTTACCAAAGCTCCTCTTATAGAGTCTGCGTGTAAATTTAAAAACTCCGATAGCCAGCCTACAGTCATTCCGTCTTCATGCTCACGCAGCATCTCTCTAATCCTTGGGTGGTGTGATATCACTTATGTCCTTTTAGTTTGCCTGTAGTTACCCTGCGTATCCAGCAGGGATGACATATCCATTTGCTTTGCATTTCAATCCCACCTTCTGGCGGTTTATCTCGTTCACACTGGCTGCATAGTTTTAATTTATGGGAGTGAGTGTGTGTATTGTTTAGGACTATTGGAGTCATGTATTCTCCTGTGGTGGTGTGCAAGTGTGGATAACGGTCAAGTCTTTGGTGCGCTTACCGCAGCGGGGGCAGAAGTTACGCTCTTGCTGCACAACCAAAGGCCACAACTGACCAAGCGGTGTAAACATGGGGTCGTTCTTGTCTGTACTAACGTGGTGGTTAGTGGGGTCGTACCATGCGATAGTCATGTGTTCTTCTCCTTGAGTTTGGCTTCAATTTGGTCAAACAGTTTGCGGGTATACCCCTTGATAGGTGTGTCGCCCCACGGCCCAACGATTTCTTTTATTTCCTCATCCGTCAGGCTTACCCACGGGCGCTTATAGACTTGGATGTCGTCGTCATCATCTAATACTTTCTTTAAGTATGCTTTTGCAGTTGGCGTGTCCGGCATGTCGTACTGGCGGCTGACGTAAACCATCTTGTCAGGGTTATCGGGGTGTGGTTTAAGCGGCATTGTTCTTCTCATCAGGCTCATCATCACCCATATCTCTGAGCATATGGTTTAACGCCATCATCTGTTTGCTTTTTTCCATGCTTTGAGCGTGGAGTATGTTCATCGCATCACGCAACGCTTTAGTGGCGCCATACAGTTCAATGATTTCGTCTTTAATTTCTTGTTTGGTTTTCATGTGTTCTTCTCCAATATTTGGTTAGTGTAAAGAGGTATGTTGTATTCTTCTTTAGCGCCTGCTTCTGCTTCCCTAAATACCGCGCTTTTGCAATCTCCGTGTTTGTTCATCCACGCTACCGGCTCCTGCGCTGGCTGTGTCAAAGATTGCGCCTTAATCTGCTGCTCCCTTTCGCGGTCATACATTTCACTTGGGTACTGCGTCTTGACTTCTGTCTGATGCACAAGGTACATCCCTTCCTCGTCCAGCGCCGCAGCCTTTTTGCTTTGAAATCCTGTCATGTTGTCCCCCTTGCGCGGATTGCTTGGGCGCAGTGATGCGCCATCCATTCGCTACCCATTCGTAGTGCTGTGTGTTCGCACTCTTTTGCACACTCCTCGCGCTCATGCGCTGCTACCAAGTTAGCAAACTGCACCCAAGCGTTATCAAGAACCCAGTTGTCCATGCCGCCTTCATGCAGTCCGTTGTCAGCCAGTAGCTGCATTACTTGTTCGTTGTTCATCACTTCCCCCAAAACGCAAAAGCAATCATTGCCACACCAGTCGCCACGCACACCAAAGCAATCAAGCCTTTGACGCTGGCAGCAAAATCATCGTAAGGGTCATCTGCCCCCCGATGCAGTTTCATAAACGCCTCGTTGGCTTCTTGAGCGCGTTGCTTTCTGATAGGGCAGTCACGCCCTTGGGTGCAAGTTCCTATGTCGTTACAGCAGTTCATTGCTCCACCTCCTCATAAGTCATTGCAAAGATGTCAGGCTTGCATGGGTAATGCTCACCCTTCACGCCAGTGATGATCCAGTCGCCAGATCGGACAAACATTTCGCCCTCAAGTGTTTTAATAGTTGGAACTGAGTTGTGGTTATAAAACACAGCAGGATGGTCGTCCATCTTGAACCACTGCGTGGCTTCGATAACTACGGGTTTCTTTCTGAATTTCATTTGGCACGCTCCTTGAGCATTGCGTTTGCCCATATGTAAGCGGTTTGACAACAATCATCAATGTCTGCTGTCCCCATAAGTTTTTGCATAGCCAGCCCAGCAAACTCATCACGCAAAGTTTTGTCCCTTGCAAAACCGCCGGTCTTTACCAGCCAGTCGGTGTAGTCTTTTGCGCTTTCAATGTTGTCTTTCATTTGTACTCCTTAATAGTGAACCCACGCAATGCGGCTTCTGTAACTATTTCTTTAACTGACTTGCGTCCCATGTTTGGTATGCGCTTTAAATCAGACTGCGTGTACGGAACTAACGTACCTACGGTGTTTATACCTTCAGCCTTTAAACAGTTGCGAACACGCACCGTTAAGTCCCAATCATCTAGTGATGACGGGTTTTCTTTTGTTGAGTCTTTGATTCTTTCCTTGAGCGCATAGTCCGCTTGCATATACGCTTGCTCTGCGTTAAGTTTCATGTGGTTAGGCTTATCGTCGCTATAAAGGCGCAGTATCTGCCCAGCAAAGTAATCACGCAAAGTCATGTCCCGTGCAAAGCCGCCGGTCTTAACGTGCCAATCGGTGTACCCCTTGGCAATCGTTGCACTAATCTCTTGTCTTGTTTCATCTTTCATTTGTATTCTCCTAGTGAAGCCAAAGATAAAAACCATGCAGGATTCCTATGGGGAATAGGATAGCCCCTGCTACCAAAAATCCCCACAATCCCTGAGCAAAGCATGTAAACACATGGGTTAACCATGCTGCAAAACAAAGGAACCCAATAATTGCTGGCATTATTTATTCCCCTGCTCAGCTAATTTTTTCCGTTGGTAGTACCCACGGTTATATGCACGACGTTGCTCTACATTTTTCCAATACCAAGCACTTTTAGTATTGCCGTTTTGCTTTGCTTCTTCAAGCTTCTTTTTAACGTTGCGGCGCTCGATGATGGCTGCTTTATTCCTAGCGTAGTACTCACGTTTCTGGCGGTTGAGGCGTTCTGCACTAGTCTCTTGTGCAACCAACTTATTCCCCTCTTTCTCTATATCGTTTAACTGTAAAGAGATGATAGTGTTGCCTTGATACCTTACAACCTCACGCAACTCATGCAGTTCTTTCTCTAATGTATTTAAACGCTCAAAGATGTTCCATTTCATTTTGCTTTCTCCTTGCCTTGCTCGGCTATGTATATGTTTAAACGATCTATCCTCTTTGTGTTGTATTGCACAATAGATTGTGCATACTCCACTGCGGTCTCTGCTTCCAGTTTTTCCAGCTTTGCTTCTTCAAGCTCCTTGTTTACCATCTCCATATGCGTTGGCTGACGCATGTAGTCCCTAATAAAGTCAATCATCTTCATAAACAATTTCCTTTTTGTACACCTCGGTAATCCAAAAGCCGTCATCATTTATAAGCATGCCTTTCTCCATCATCTCTTCTGGAGTCCTGCATCTTCGGTGTCTGCCATATTCACCTGTTCGGTGCAAATCAAAAGCGCTGTTGCTGTTGAAGTACTCTTTGCAACCTTGGCATTGGTTACGTCTGCCTGTTAGTTTCATTTGGTGTTCCCCACAATCATTCGTTTAAACAGTTCATCCGAGATGAGTTCTGCAAATGACTGACCACTAGGGAACCGCATCTGCGCAGCGGGAAGCTTCCCAATGGATTCGATAGAGGCTTTAATGCCATCATTAAAACCCGAGGCATAAGTCCCATCAGACATTCGCATAGCCACTCCTTCGCGTATCAGTTGTGCCATAGTGATTTTCTTTGCCCTTGCAAACTTACGCAGACCGGCATGGTCTGTTTCAGTCATGTAAGTCATAAATGGTTTTAACTTCATATGCTCATCTTCCATGTATCAAACTCTTTGAGGATCTCGTCAAACCTGTACTTGGCTGAGATGTTCCCATTAAGTTCTGTTCTGGAATCAATGCCGCATTCACGGCACAGAACATCCGCTGCCTCCTCCTCTGTGCAATCTTTTCCTGCGTAGGCATGGCTGATAAAAGACTGGAACATCGGATTGCGGCAAAGGATCCCCGCCTGTTGTGTGCGGTTGGTGTATTCAGTGGCAGACTCATCATCTTTGAGTCTTACCATGACGCATGCATAACGCGCTCCGACAAAGTCCCGAATCAGTTCTTCGGGCAACTCATCAGGGTGTATAGCTAAGGTCAAAACAAAACCGGATCGGTCTTGCTTCAATGCTATCTTCCTAGATTCAAATTGAAGCGTCATATCAGAAGGGGATGTCTTCGTCAGGGAAGTCTTGAGGTTGGTCTTCGTGACGCACAGTGCCGCCCTCGTCCTTCGGAACAAACCTGTTTACACCAATAGACAGGTACACCTTGCCAGACTTATCAATCTTCTTCCAACCACTAAGCTTGATCACATGGCAACCATCTTGATTGCGGTCAAGTCTTTTAGATTGATCCGGATGTCGCCCCAGTAGTCAGGGCTGGCAGAGGTCTTCTTAGATCCCTGCGCCCGTAAAGTTCCGGTATCGGGTTTTGGTTTGTATGGGGTATCGTAATTAGCCATTTTTAGTTCCTTGGGTAAAAGTTTTCTTCATAGTGGAGAAGTGATCCAGCACACCTTTAAACAGGTCAGCGTGCGTCTGCCTTAATGACTCCAACTGCAACTGGTTGCTCATCCAATAGCTATTGAGGTCATCAACTGTGGTGCAGATCTCGGCATACTTGATCATGCCGTCTGCAAATAACTGGCGGGAAGCATCGGAGTTGTCCCACTCTGTAGGCTGGGGACGCTTCTTCGCGGGGATATCATGCTTTTCCACTATCTTCTTATAGGCAGGGGCATGCTCCTTGTTCATAAGATCACCCATAACTTCCGTCTTGGGTGGCTCC